CGCAACCGCCGCTGCTGTGCGCGACATGGGCGCAGACACGCGCGCGCCGGGCCGTAGAGGCACCGCCAGCGGGTTTTGAGGGGGCGGATAGGCAATCTAGCGTCGCGGGTGGTGAAACGCCCTGTGCGGGCATCTGCGGCGCTCCTGAAAACAGGAGTTTTGAGGATGGCTAAGCCCGGCACGTTTAAGCCCGGCCAGAGCGGCAACCCAGGTGGGCGACCGAAGGCGCTCATGGAGGTGATCGAGCTTGCGCGCGCAGAGACGGCCGCGAGCATCAAGACGCTGGCCAAAATCCGCGACGATGAAACCGCACCACATGCCGCGCGCGTCACGTCAGCCGATGTGCTGCTCAAGCGCGGATGGGGCAATCCTGTGCAGCCCATCGACGGCGACGGACAGGGCGGGGCGATCTTGGTGAAGTGGGAGGGGGAGTGACCCTCCGCCGCATCACCATCCCCTACACGCCGCGCGCGCTGTTCCGCCCGTATCACCAGCGCACGCAGCGATGGGCGGGGCTTGTCTGCCATCGGCGCTTCGGCAAGACGGTGGGCTGCATCAACGACCAGATCAGGCGGGCCGTGCGGTTGAACCAGCGTGACGGGCGCTTGGCCTACATCGCGCCGCAGTTGAACCAAGCCAAGGATATCGCCTGGGGCTACCTCAAACGCTACACCGATCCCATCCGCGTCGCGCAGAACGAGGCGGAGTTGTGGGTGGAGGTGCCCAACGCAGCGGGCAGCGTGTCGCGGCTGCGCATCTATGGCGCTGACAATCCCGACCGGCTGCGCGGTGGGTATCTGGACGACGCCTGTCTAGACGAATATGCGGATATGGCGGCTGGCGTGTGGGGTGAGGTGGTGCGCCCGATGCTGGCCGACCGGCGCGGGACGGCGACGTTCATCGGCACGCTCAAGGGCCGCAACCACCTGTGGAAGCTGTTCGAGGATCACCGGGACGACCCCGAATGGTTCACGATGCTCGCCAAGGCCAGCGAGACAGGCATCATCCCGCCTGATGAACTGGCGGCGCTTCGGGCCGACATGACGGCGGAAGAGTTCGAGCAGGAGTTTGAGTGCAACCCCGACGCGGCGATCCGGGGCGCCTACTTCGGGAAGGAGTTGGCGACGGCGCAGGATGCCGGGCGGATCGGCAACGTGCCATACGACGATGCCGTGCCGGTCCACACCGCATGGGATTTGGGTGTTGGCGATGCCACCGCCATTTGGTTCTTCCAAATCGTCGGCGCGGAAATCCACGTCATCGACCACTACGAGGCGCACGGCCACGGACTGCCGCATTACGCGCAAGTGCTGGCGAGCAAGCCCTACAAATACGGGCGCCACTACCTGCCACACGATGCCAGGGCGCGCGACCTCGGCACGGGGCGCACGCGGGTCGAGGCGTTCCAGAAACTGACGGGCGCGGCGCCGTGGGTGTTGCGGCCCAACAACGTGATGGACGGCATCAATGCAGCCCGTATGACTCTGGCGCGGTGCTGGTTCGATGCCGTGAACTGTGCCGATGGGCTAGAGGCTTTGCGCCAGTATCGCGCGGACTTTGACGAGAAGGCGCGGACGTTCAAAGACGCGCCGCGCCATGATTGGACCTCGCATACCGCCGATGCTTTCCGATATCTGGCGATGGCGTGGCGGGAGATAAAACCCGAAGTCAAGCCCCCGGAACCGCAATGGTTCACACGCGGCGTCGGTTCTGCTATACAGGTGAACATCGGGGCGATTACACAACGCCACCACGCCCGGCGCAGACGCGAGGATGATTGACGATGCGGGCTCTTGGATTCGTGCCGGGCACCGGCATTACCGTTGCTGCAACGGCGTCCAGCGTCTCCGGCGCGATCACCATGACCGGCTGCGATGCGATTTGGGTGGTGAACACGTCCACAACCCTGAACGTGTCTGTGGCGTATGGCGTTGGCGCACCCACAGCGACGCTGGCGGGCGACCTGACAATCCCGCCGATGGAAGGTGTTCTGATCGCGGCGAACGAGACGATCACGCACGTTGCGGCGATTGGCAGCGGGGCGGGGCCAACGGCGGTGCGGTTTATGCCGATTCGTCGGGGTGGGTGAAATGGTAGTGTCCCGGTATCTGGTGATTGGCGGGAAGAAGCATTCGCCGTTCGTGAAGGACGATATTACCGCATCGGTAGACACCAGAGACGAAGCGGAAGAAACCGCGCTTCGTCTTTCCGTTAAATGCGATTGGGTGAAGGTGGTAGACTTGAGCCGTGACCCGCCGGCGATCGTGCTGTCCATTGTTTCTGATGAAATGATGAAGGCATGAGCGACACCACCAGCACCGGCCTTTACGAGACGCCAGCCGACGCGGGCACGGACGACCGGGGCGCGGTGCGGCTGTGGCTGGACGCGGTGACGCTGGCGCGCAAGACGGAAGAGGACTGGCGCAAGCGGGCAGAGAAGGCGATTGACCGTTACCGCGATGAGAAGGAAGTGAAGGCGAAGCGGTTCAATATCCTTTACGCCAACACACAGATTTTGCTCCCGAGCCTCTACAACTCCACCCCCACGCCAGACGTTCGGCGCCGGCATGGCGACGCTGATCCGGTCGGGAAAGTCGCGGCGCAGGTGCTAGAGCGCGGGCTGGCCTACAGCACCGACGCTTACGACTTCGACGCGGCAATGCGTGCCGTCGTGCTCGACATGATCCTGCCAGGTCGCGGCGTGGCGCGTGTGCGATACGATGCCACGGAGCAGGGCGCGCAGACGGTCACGTGCGATTACGTGGACTGGCGCGATTTCATCCCAGGGCCGGGGCGCCAGTGGGGCGAGGTTCCGTGGATCGCGTTCGAGCATCGGTTGACGCGCGAACAGCTTGTCGAGCAATTCGGCGCCATCGGGCAGACCATGCCCATGGACGTGGTAACGGGCGACCACGGCAAAACCGATCCACGCGACGTGCCCGAGGTGTTTAAGCGCGCCACGGTGTATGAGATTTGGGACAAGCAGGCGCGCGAGGTGCTGTTCCTCGCCCCCGCCGTGCCGGATCGGATGTTGCGCCGAGTGCCTGATCCGCTGAGCTTGTCCGACTTCTGGCCGGTTCCGCGCCCCGTGTATGACGTGATGGACAGTGGCTCGTTGGTGCCGTTGGTGCCGTATGAGCTTTACAAGGAACAGGCGGAAGAACTCGACAAGGTGACGGCGCGGATTAATGCGCTTGTTGCCATGTGCCGGTATCGTGGCTTGCGGGCGAGCGATTTGGTGGAGTTGACGGAACTGGCGGAAGCCAAGGACGGCGACTTTGTTCCGGTCGAGAACGCGCAGCAATACATGGCGGCGACGGGTGGCGGCGGGCTCGAACGCGCCATGTGGACCACGCCCATCGAGATTATCGCCAACGTAATCGCGCAGCTTGAAGCGCACCGGATGGCGGTGAAGGAGACGATTTACGAGATCACGGGCCTATCGGACATTCTGCGCGGCGCCACTGTGGCGAGCGAGACAGCGACTGCGCAGCAGATCAAGAGCCAATTCGGTTCGCTGCGTATCCAGGATCGGCAACGCGAAGTGCAGCGTTTCGCGCGCGACCTGTATCGGCTTAAAGCCGAGATTATGGGCGAGCGGTTCGAGCCTGAGAATCTGGCGGTGATGACGGGGATTGAACTGCCGACGCCGGAACAGAAGATGGCGGCGATGCAGGCAGGCCAGCCGATTGACGCGCCGACCTGGCAGGAAGTCATGGCGGTTCTGCACTCGGATGCTATGCGCGCCTATCGCGTGGATATCGAGACGGACAGCACGATTCAGGCGGATGTGGCGCGGGCACAGCAGAACGCGGCGCAGTTTGTCCAGGGGTTTGGCGGGTTCATCACGGCCATCGGCCCGGCAGTGCAGGCCGGCGCTATGCCGATGGATGTGGTGGCGGACCTCCTGACGGCGTTCGCGCGCAGCTACAAGCTCGGGCGGCAGGCAGAGGATGCGCTGGAACGGCTTGGACAGCAGGCACGCCAGCCGCAGCCGCAGGGCGACGATGGGGCGGCAGCGGCGGCGCAGGCTGAGATGCAGGCGGCGCAAATGGAGGCGCAACAGGCGCAACAGCAGATGCAGATGGACGCGCAGACAGAGCAGGCGCGGCTTGCGGCGGATGGGCAGAAGGCGTTGGCCGATGCTGTCACGAAGGCTGCGGCAGAGGAAACGGCGCGGCTTGCGGCGACGCAGGCGCACGAATTGAAGATGACCGAAGCGGCGAATAAGGCGGCGGCGGAAGACCGAAAGATCGGCCTTGAGGAACGCCGCGTCGCCAACGAGGAACGCAAGACAACCATGGAAGAACGCCGGATGCGCAATGAACCTGTATCGCGCGTTGTGGACGCGGCCGACGGCGTTGATGACCCGACCGTGAACGGGTTGCGCGAGATGCTACAGGCCCCGCTTGCCGAACCTCTGGCGGCGATTGGCGAGGCGCTGGCGGCGCTGTCGGCGCAGAACCAGGCCATCCTCGCCGCCGTTCGTTCTCCCCGCCGTGTGCAGGTTGAACGCGGGCTGGATGGGATGATTAGCGGGGCCATGCAGGTTCCGATGGAGATGGTGAACTGACATGGCAGCCGGCAACGTCATCCCCTACACGATTGGTTTGCAGGGCATCAACCGGGGGCTCATCGACCTCGATACCGACGCCATCGTTTGCGTGCTGCTCACGTCCAGCTACACGCCAGACCGAACCGCGCACGATACGTGGTCGGATGTGTCGGCCAACGAGGTGAGCGGCGCGGGCTACACCGCAGGCGGCGAGGAATTGGCCAATAAGGCAGTGACGCACAACGCAGGCACCGTCAAGTTTGACGCGGATGACGTGTCATGGGCGGCGGCGACGCTGAGTGCGAAGTATGCCGTGCTGGTGAAACGCGCGGGTGCGTCGCTGGCGGCGGGCGACCTGTTGGTGTCCTACGCGGACCTCGACACGGGCGGCGGTAGCGTCACAGCGACGGCTTCAACGTTTACGGTGGCGTGGAACGCGGCGGGCATCCTGACGGCGACGGGGAATGCTTCGTAATGGCGCAGGCAATCATCATCCTCGACCAAACCGGGATGCCGTCCGACCTCAACTATCGGGTGGCGTATTGGCTTGATGTGCCAGCGGCGCGCCAGGTGTTCTATGCCGATCCGGCGGCAACTTCCGCGTTTGTGGGGATCGGCGCGGATGACCTCGCCGCGATCCGGGCGGGGCAGATCATGGAGGTGGTCGAGACGATCCCGCGCCTAGCCGGGACGGCGCTGGCCACGGTCAAGCAGGCCGCGCGCGACCGTTTGCCGGCGCTGCAACTCGAGTTCAACCGGGACAACCGATTCAACCGCTACGGCACGCGCTGGACGCCTGGGGTGGGTTGGGTAGACGTGGTGGTGGCGTAAGATGGCATCCCAAACCCAAGAATACGGCACCTATACCGCCCTCACGCTGACGAGCCTTGCCAGCCTTGCCAGCAGCGCGACGGCGGGGTGGATCAGCGCCATCATCGACAACCGCACCACGAAGGCGACGGACTACGAGTTGCTTTTCACGTTCCCGATGGCGAACACAGCGCCGGCCAACGATAAGGCCGTGTATGTGTTCGCGGTCCCGGCGGTTCATAATGGATCGGCGTGGGTGCTTGCCGATGGCGGCACGGCGACGCTACCCACGGCAGGCCCTGCGGCATACTCGTTCGCTGGCGCGACGACCACGAACAACTTTCGCCCGCTGGCAACGCTGGCCTACACCACAGCGGATCAGGTTGTGCAGGGCGTGGCGATGCTATCCG